AAACCATTGGCCGTCGCCAAAAGCGAAAGACCTGAAATTGCGAATGCCATATTGGCGTCCCCCTCTATGCTTCGCTGATGCTGACTTCAATGATACCGGCGGCATCAATGAGGACAGAACCCTGCGACATTTTGTTGACAACCAGGTGAGCCTGCTTCTGGCCCTGCCAAGTGACGTCTTGAGAAACGTCCTTGCCAATGCCGTGACCCATCGAGGTTGTGTGATAGGCGAAGGTCTTGCGGATATTCGCGGCGACATCAAGCCCGCTAAACGCGAACATGAAGAAACCATGAAACCGCTTGGCGACCATGCCGTGGGCGAAAGGAAGCTGCTCGGGAGTGACGTAATCGCCCGATGCAAACTCGGTAATGTCCATCATGTCGGACCAACCAGCATGGCTGGTGACCCAGAACCGCATGTTATCGTCCGGCACATCGTTGTTACCGAGAGTTTCAAACGCTTCATGGATTTTGACCAGAACTAAGCCCGTCGAGTTATGGGCGATAGTCGAGGTGGTCGTATCCATCGCGGTTGTGATGAGCGAGTCGGTCTTACGACCAAGAGCGCCGGCGCCAGCCTGGGCGGCGAGGTTCTTCTCATCGATATTGGTCTTGAGCAAATCGAGATCATCGATGTACTCAGCCGCGTAGTGATCGGTCATAGGGCAGTCCACATTCGTGTGGGCCACATTCATGACAGGCACATCACCGTGACGGGATTTGGTCGAGGCGGTTCCCTTTCCGTATATCTGGAAACGAACGTCCTCGCCAGTCACGGATACCTTGCGGCGAATAGTGTTGCGGAGTTTAGTACCCATGCGCTGATAAGCGACATGAACATCAGATTCAAACTGGCGAATGAACGCCGTTGAAATGGTAGGTGCGGCCATTGGATTTCTCCATGTTAAGACAAAGTTTCAGTGAGACTGAGGTTATGCCTTGATTCGAGGATTATGCGGTTAGGCCCGTAAGGGGGCCGCTACCTAAATCCAAGGGGCCGGTCGTCCTGACCGACATTTACAACATCAAGATAATTTTGGGGTATGCACAAAGAAACACCCAGGCTATCCGACGCCGACGAGCTGCTCGTAGCCTTTATCTACTTTCTTGACGAACTCTGGATCGATCCTCCCAGATTGCCAGTATCGCGGATCGGCTTGCATGGTACGAAGTTCATTGAGCGTGAGCATACCCGCACCCGCTGGCCCGTTTCCTCCCGGTGAGAATGCCGGTTCCCCCGACTTTGCCATCATGGCTTCCATTGCCTTGATGCCGCCGGCAGTGGTGGCAAATTGCTCCATCGAATTGTAGGTTTCCTGATCGAAGTTCTTCTTGGCCCAGAGTTGGACATGCTCGACACGTTCGGCGCCGTTGTCGCCAAGGGCTTTCAGCTCGGTATCGAAGTTCGGCATATTGGAGAACGCCGCACCGATATAAGCCGATAGGCCAGCATCAAATCCGGTTTGATCCAGCCCTTGCTCATGGGCAAACTCTTTCCAGAACACAAGCATGGGATCGTCGTTGTTGAACTCGAAATTCATATCCTCCGACATATCCTTTGCTAGATCGTCGGGAACACGAACCTCGTAATCGTCGGCAGTCTTGGGACGATTGGCTACGCGATCGGCCGCTAGCTCAGCGATCACGGTTGTCCGAATGTCGTCCGTCTTTTCCCTGATCTTCGTCCCAAGTTCGGAATAGGACTTTGACAGCCCCTCAACATCTACCGTTTTGGTTTCCGCGTTCCAGAACTTTTCTTCGATGTAGTCCGGCTTGCCGCCCTCTTCTTGGCTGCCTTCACCGCCCCCTTGTGCTTGTGCAGAGCCATCGTCTTTTCCTTCACTCATTTATCTTCTCCCTGGGTTTCCACCTTGGCGATCTGCTTGATGCCCGCATCAATGCGCGCACTGATTACCCCACAAAGGTAACGCATTCCTTCAAGGTGGCGCAGGCCGGCATCACTGATTTCCGGTCCCGCTACTGTATTGGTAGAAATCGACTTGAGGTAGGCCAGAGCCGCAGCTCCCGCCGCACTCCGGAAAGTCGCCGCCATGATCTCGTTCAAACGCTCCTCGGATTTGATGGTACGCTCCCTGCCATCGGGACCGATGAGAGTGCGAGGCTTAGACTGCATGGACTCCCTTTCCTAGCATTCTTGTTGGAGCCAAGCCGCCGATTTCCTTGGTTCCGCGGCCGAGCTGGTCTCTACCGGGCTTCTTCTTGACCACGGCCCTCTTCTTCTTCGCCATAATGATTCCTCAAATGTTAAAACACGGATTACCAGAAGAACCTCGATACCACCGACCTTGAGCCAGGGGGATCAAAGAGAGAGAAGCCAAACGTTTTGTTAGTCCACTTGTTTATCTTATCGCGGTTCTGCTTGTTTCTTTTAATCGTCGGTATGAATGAAAATGACCACCCCTTGCCCCTAATATATCCAAAGGGCTTCGACGGGCTTTTCGGCTTATTCTTAGCCTTACGGAAAAGGCTTCCAAACGCGATTGATGTACCACCAGCCATTATCCTAACTCCGTGGCTTGCGCTTGAGCTGGACTCACTTGCGCGGTTTCTGCGAGGGCTTGCTCTTGCAGCGCCTTCGCCTGCTCGGGTTCTCGAATGAGTTTCTCCGGAACGCCGATCTTCTGGCCAGTGTAGATCGCGGCTTCGGTGGCCTCGACTACCGTGTTCGTCATTTGCGGGCCAAAACCGCCGTTCAGCAGTTGCAGCCAACGGGCTACCCGGGCCACATCTTCATTATGCTGCGCCTGGGCGAGCGGCGAGGTATTAATGATCTTGACCTCACGCCCATTTATCTTGGGCAGCTCGATTTTGCCCTGCTTGCTAAGAATGTGAACCACTCGCTTGAGAACTGGCGTGACAAGTTCCGTATGAAGCCGTCCGAATGATGATCCGATGGTACGGGCGAGATCCGCCATGCGCTCATGAACTTCAGTGGCCGACATGGGAGTGCCTTGGGTCGAACCCAGCGTTTCATTGAACAGAGCCTTCTTGATATTGAACCGCATATCCTTGACGATAAACTGCGCCGCATCGAAGTTGCCGGGCGGCTGTAATGGTTCCATGCCGGCAGAACCGGGGTTGCGCGGGATGATGGTTCCCGGCAAGAGCTGAATTGTATCCGGATTGATTACTCCATCGTCGTCGGCTTGCCACATGCCGGTGACCGCCATCGCCAGATTCTCGAGGCCAAGCTCGATCACGGCATTGATGGTCTTGATATCAGGAAGCGTGTTCAGCAGCGGGCCGCGCCCGTATGTCTCGCCGCTCGCCTTGCTCCAACGAAACCCGATCATGGGATTAGAACCTTCGCCTTTGAAGTCGCCTTCAAACAGGATCTCATCGGGATCCTTGGTGACCACGGCAAACTCGTGATGCTCGGTTTCCTTGTTCGCCCAATTCCGACGCACAGACTCGATGATCTCGAATGTCTTTTTGGCTTCCTTCTCCCCTTCCTGCTTCATCTTCTCGGGGATTGTGGCTCCCGGCCAGATGATCTTGATATGACGCAGGGTCAACTGGCGGCTACGATAAACACCATCGGGACGGCCATAGGGGCCGATTGTGAGAAACGCCTGGGTCTGAGGGATAGCGGTAAAGCGGATCGGCTCGACGGCGTCACCTTCCTCGATGGCGAGGACCGCCCAGCCTATGGCCAGGTCGAGATAGCTTTCGTGAAGTTCCTGATTCATATTGGTCTGGTTGAGGGTTTCCCAGACATAGGTGCTGATAACTTGCAGCTCCTCATTGACCTTCTGGCGTTGGTTTTCTGCAACCGCGCTGCCAGCCTCGAAATCAAACCACATGGCGAAGGCCGGCGTCATGCCAGCTTGCATCCGTGATGCAAACTCTGCCGTGGCCTCGACGGCTGTGGAATCAAATATCTCGTCGGTGTTGGTGGATCCGTCTGTGTTTCCATAGAAACCCTGACGACCAGGGATGGCGAGGTTGTAGCATTCCTCCCACTTGGGAACCCATTGCTGGCGATCGTTATAGGCTTGCTCGAAGCCCTCGAGGATCTGCTTGATGTCAGCCATTAAGTGGATTTCACTTTGAAAAAGCCAGCACCCTGATTTTCCTCTGCAAAGAGCGATCTTGCGCCAGCTCGATTCAACTTTCGTTGGCGTAAGGCTTCAGCCGCCGTCTCTTCTTCTTTCTTAATCCGATCTTTTGCATCTTTTTCAGCCTTGATTTCGTAGTCACTTTTAGGGGGGTCTTTTACTTTGCCGCCAAAGAAGTCTCCC